ATAGAACTATTTGAAAAAGTAGTTGAAGATTTTGATTGTTCAATACTACAAGGACATCGTGGAGAAAAAGAACAAAATGAATTGTTTGAGAAAGGTTTTAGTAAACTAAAATATCCAAAAGGTAGACATAACCAATATCCTTCATTAGCTGTAGATGCAGCTCCATACCCTATTGATTGGGAAGATAGAGAACGTTTTACTTATTTTGCAGGTTTTGTTATGGGTACTGCAGCATCTATGGGATTAAGTATTCGCTGGGGTGGAGATTGGGATAGAGACACAGAATTAAAAGATAATAATTTTGATGATTTACCACATTTTGAAATAAGGGATTAATATGGCACGTAAAAGCAAAGCAGAAACAAATAGAGAGTTGTTCAATAAAGCTAATAATTATTATAGAAAAAAATGGTTTAGCGATTCTCAAAAAGGAATGGATTTCTATTTAAATGACCAATTATCAGCTGAAGAAAAAGAAGACTTAAGAGAAGGTGGTATGCCAGACTTTATTATTAATCGTATAACACCAGCGATTGATATTATGAAATTTTTTATTACTGCAAACAATCCTAGATGGCAGGCAATAGGTGTAGAAGGTAGCGACGCTGATATAGCACATATTCATAGTATGATTGCAGAACATTCATGGCATTTATCTAGTGGTAAAAGTTTATTTTCAGAAGTAATACAAGACTCACTTGTTAAAGGTTTAGGGTTTTTTAAAGTAGAAATAGACCCAGATGCTGATAATGGTATGGGTGAAGTAGTTTATAAATCAATAGACCCTTATGATGTATATGTAGACCCTATGAGTAGAGACTTTTTATTTAGAGATGCAAACTATCTTATAGTACAAAAAAACATTTCTAAAACATCATTAATACAAATGTTCCCTGATATGAAAAGAAAAATTGTTCGTGCATCAGGTATGACACAAACAAAACAATATTCTAATAGAGATGTACACGAATCAGATAGTATTCAACCAGGTGATTTAGAGCATGAAGCTTATACATTAGAAGGAGAAAGAGATGATATACTTGATTTTTATGAAGTATATACTAAAGAAAAAATACCTCATGTAAATGTTTGGTTAAGAAAACCTCCTACAGAACGAGAACTTGCTAAAATTAAAGAAGCTACAGAAAAAGATATTTTAGATATGCAAGAAGAAATGGAAGTAGTTCTAAAAGAAAAAGAACAAGAATTGCAAATGTTGGTAGAAAAAGGAGAAATGCTAGAAGAACGTGCTGAAATTGAATCACAAAAATTATTTGAACAAATGCAATCAAGAATAGAAGAGCAACGAGCATTGATGGAAGCACAATTAATTAGGTCTCAAACTAGAACAAAACAAATTGTTATGTCAAAAGTTCAATTTGAAAATTTAACTAAAGACCCATCTTTTAGAGAGCAAGTAGTAGAAAATGTACCATTTTTTAAAACACAAATTAAAGTAACTGCTTCTGCTGGTGATATGTTTTTATATGAACAAATATTACCTATAGAAGATTATCCGATTGTTCCAATACCTTATCAACATACTAATACACCTTATGCTGTTAGTGCAGTAATACCTATGATAGGTAAACAAAGAGAGATAAATAAATCACATCAGATAATGTTACACAATGCGAACTTAGCATCTAATCTTAGATGGTTATATACGGAAGGAAGTATTGACGAAGAAGAATGGGAAAAATACTCAAGTAGTCCTGGAGCTATGTTAAAATATAGACAAGGATTTCAACCTCCTAATCCAATTCAACCATTACCTATTAACAATGCATTTTATACAGTAACTCAACAAGGTAAACAAGATATAGAATATATTAGTGGTATATCATCAAGTATGCAAGGTATTGGTAGACCTAGTTCTGAAACATATCGTGGTTTATTAGCAATGGATGAATATGGTACAAGAAGAATTAGACAATTTGTAAATAATGTAGTAGAACCAGCACTTGAACATTTAGGTAAAGTATATATGCAGTTTGCACAATTTACTTATACAACACAAAAAGTACTTAGAGTTGTACAACCAGAACAAGGACAAACACAAGGTGAAGTACAAGAAGTTTCTATTAACATTCCTATTTACAACGATTTTGGTAAAGTAGTAGAAAGATTTAATGATTATGCTTCAGCTAAGTTTGATGTTAGAATTATTGCTGGTTCAACACAACCACTTAATAGATGGGCATTACAAGAAGAATATTTCAAATGGTTCCAAGCTGGATTAATTGACGATGTAGCAATGCTAGAACAAACTGATATACGTAATAAAAAACAATTATTACAACGTAAAGGTATGTATGCACAAATGCAACAACAACTAGAAAACGCAGAAAACGCTATGAAAAGTCAAAGAGGTACAATTGAAACACTAGAAAGACAATTAGTACAAGCTGGTATCAAAGATAAATTAAATGAAAGCTCTAAAGTAATGGATAAAGAGCTAAATAGAAGTGTTGCAGCTCAACGACTAATTAGAAGTCGTATGGCAGACAAAGAAAAGATTCAACAAGAAAATGTTGATAATGAAAAAAACGTACAGTAAATTAGAAGGAGAAATACAGTATGGAAAATAACAAGGATAACTTACTAGTAGATGACGCACAACGTGCAGAATCTAACGATGTAACCCCTACTGAGAACGATACTGTGGCTGAAAATTTTTTTTCTCAGCTTGATAGACAAGTTATGGGTGAAGTGCTAGAACAGCCAAATGTAGAAGCTCAAGTAGAACAGACAACTCCAATTCAGGACCCTGTTGCAGAGCAAAATACTGAACAAGTTTCAGTAGATTGGGAAAAGCGATATAGTGATTCGTCAAGAGAAGCAAAAAGACTTAACAATCAATTGCAAGACTTAGAACCATATATGCCTTTACTCAATGCGATGAAAGAGGACCCTAATTTAATTTCTCATGTGAGAGGTTATTTTGAGGGTGGTGGCTCAGCTCCTAAGAGCGTAAAAGAGCAACTTGGCTTAGATGAAGATTTCGTTTTTGATTATGACGATGCTTTGTCAAACCCTGACTCTCAATCTGCAAAGTTGTTTAATGCAACAGTAGATGGAGTTGTACAAAGAAGGCTTGGTGATTTTGCAAGACAACAATCTGAACAATCACGTAGAGCTTCTGAAGAAACTAGTTTTAAAGCAAAACATAATGTTTCAGATGAAGACTATCAAGATTTGATGAAGTATGCAAAGTCCCACAAGTTAACATTAGAAGATGTGTATTATTTAAAAAATAGAGATAATAGAGACAATGAAGTCGCTAATAACACTAGAAACGAAGTAATACAACAAATGAAAAATGTTAGACAAATGCCTACTAGTGTAGCATCAAGCGGGAATACACAAAGAGAAGAAAAATCATTAGACGATGCAGTCTTTGACAAGTTGTTAGCTGAAGGAACTGAGTTAAATAAACTGATGTAATAATAACTCAACAATCCCTAGGAGGGTAACAACATGGCAGATACTTCATACCCTAGTGCTAGTCCATTAGCATTAGCAACAAGTGACGGCTTATTCGAGGGTTTTGCGGCATCACAAGGTTCTACACTAAATACAGGAGATTTACGTAGAAGATACGACTTTTCTGAAAGATTCGGAGAATTGGCAATTGACCAAACTCCATTCTTTAGATTAGTTTCTTCATTAGCAAAGAAACCAACTGATGACCCCCAGTTTAAGTTTACCGAAAAGAGACATTCTTTTCACAAAAGATACGCATATGTAGTAGGATTCTACAATGGTTCATCAGGCGTATTTAATGATGCAACATTAAAAGAATCAGACAATACAGCTCTATCAGCAGGTGGAGAAGTAAAAGTATATATGGCAACAGACTATTTTAGTGCTGGTAATATTCAGAATATTCAAGGTCAATCTAACGGAGCAATCAAAGTTGGTGACGCTGGTACAGCACCAGAATGGATTATGAAAAATCAAATCATCAAGATTCCTATGAGTTCAGTAAGTGGCGGTGGAGCAGTTAGTGATTATGCGCTAATTCGTGTAACAGCAGTAGGAGCTCAAGAAGGTGCAGACTTATCAGGTGGTGGTGGTATAGCACAAGCAGAAGTTAAATTAGTTACAGGTAAAATTTTAAGATTACCTAGTGTAGTTGAATTAGCTTCATTTTCTTCAAATGCTCCAGATTGTGTAGTGCATGATGAAGATATTGCTGAATCTCTAGAAGCAAAACGTTCTTATGTCGTAGGTAATTCTTACGGAGAAGGTTCTTCTTTAACTGGAGAAAGCTACAAAGATAATCCATATTCAACAGGTTTTGGACAAACACAAATCTTTAGAACTGAGTTTGGTATGACCAATACAGCTAGAGCTACAGCTCTTAAGTATGAACCAAATGAATGGGCTAGAACCTGGAGAGAAAAACTAATTGAACACAAGTGGGAAATTGAACACGCTGGTTTATTTAGTACTCAAGCTTCAGTAGATAGTGTAGCTCATACACAAGGTGCTGTTGATTATGTCCTTAACTATGGTAACATTTTTGACTTAACACTTGCAACTAAGACAATTGATGACTTCTTGCAAGATATGTCTCGTTATCAAGACCCAAGATACAACCAAGACCAAGCTACAGTTTACATGTGTAGTACTGCAGTTTACACTTGGTTCCACAAAATTGGTGGGTTCTTTAAGAACAATATTGGAATTGGTCAAACTAATGCTGGTGCTTCAAACGCTGGAAATCAAGCATTATTTGGCGCAGACCTAGCCATTACAGGTAGAAAGAAAGTAATGGGACTAGATGTAACTGAAGTCAGTACTGTTTATGGTAGCATGAATCTTGCAAGATGTGTTGCTTTAGATAGTACCGATGTTAAGATTCTAGCGTTAAACATGAACAACGTAGCTTACAGACCATTAGTTGGTAATGGAGTTAATAGAGATACTGCGGTATACGTAGGAGTTCAAAATCTTGAAAACACAGGTGTTGACAAGAGAGTAGACATCATATTAACAGAAGCTGGTTTTGAATTTATGATGCCAGAATCACACGCTATTTGGAAATAATAGCTAAATTGTAGATGGTCCCCTGAGGTTCTTTACCTCCTTTCTCCCTTGGGGGATTCATCTGCGTTAGGATATAATTATGAAATTGTGGGAAAAAGTAAATAATATTACTGGGAATAACTCAAAAGCAAGATTTTTAATTGAGTATATTAATGCTGGTTCTAAGTTTCTTATGTCATCATTGCCTGAAAAATGGTTATGGACTATTGCTACTGAAACTGAAATAAGTGGATGGAGTAGCGCAGGAGTAAGTTTAATAGGTGCTGGTTCTGATGTAGCATATGATAAGATATTAGCAGTTTATAGATACCAAGGTACTAAACGTAGAATAGCTAAAGAAATACCAGATAAATTTATACATTCAACTGATGAATCTGATAGTCTTTCATTGCCAACAAAAATGTTTCCAGTTTTTTATAAACTAAATGGAAAGATATTTATTAAACCAGACCCTGATTATAATTTATCAAGTTCACAACAAACTTACACACCAGTAGGGGGTAGCTCTACAAATGTAGGAGCTTCAAGCGGAGACAAAGGAGTAGTAGTTTATTCAGCACCCCCAATTATTGATGAAAATACCGAAAATTGGGTATTATCAGAATATGAAAATGTTACATTACACTATGCAGCTTCACTAGATATGTTAAGACTAGCTAGTGTATCTGATGCTGAAAAAATATTAGAAGGTGGTTATGCTAGTGTAGATGCTACAAGCAAAACAAGTTTAAGTGCTATACACTGGTTAGAAGATGAAGACCCTGAAATGGCTAATGCAGTTATTCAAGTATCTCAGGGGGATTTAAGTTTGGCTAATCAAAGATTACAACAAGCACTTGCATTTTATCAAAGAGCAGTTGCTGAATTACGTTCTATAACTGGAGCATTAGCAGTTCCTGAACAACAACAACAATCACAACGTAAAGAACAAGGAATGACCACATAATGAAAATTTTAGAAGTAATGGAACGAGCAAATACACGTGATACTAATCTAGTAATTGCGTATATTAAAGATGCAATATTAGAAATACAATCTAACAATGAATTAGATACTGATGTTAGCAAACAAAACATTGTAGAAAATACAAGAGATTATACGCTACCAGCAGGTATGATTGCATTAAAAAGTGTAAGTATATTAGATACTGAAGATGATAATAAATATAAAGCAATTAGAAGATTGCAACATGACCCATTAGTTACTGAGGATACAAACCCATGAGCTACGATACAGATAGAACATATGTATACATATATAGCGGTAAAAAAATTAGACTATATAAAATAGTACGTAGTTCTGGTAGAATTATTGATAATCAAGGTAGAGTAAGTGGTGGATTATTAGATGAAATTATATATCCAGATGAAAGTATTACAAATGGATTACGTATTGAGTTTACAAAGATAGTAGAACCTTTTGTTGTAGAAGACCCAGAAACAACCACTTCGCTAACAGAAGATACTAGTCCTAGTGAATCATCACACTTAAATTTAAATAGAGTATTATCGCTTGCTGTGGTTTGTTACGTAAAAGCACAATTAGCTGAGCGTATGGGTAATATGCAATTAAAAGAATACTATATGAAAGAATTTTATAAGAAAGTAGCAGATAACGAAAGTAATAAAAATAAAGTATTTATGGCTAGTCCAATAAAAACTTTTGCAGTTAAATAATAGGAGAAGAACATGGCAAACCCAAAAGGCATAAATGATTATATGATACAAGAAAGTGTTGCACCATATATTAGCGCAGTTGTAGCAACAACTAATGAGCAAGATACATGTAGAGCAATATACGTAAAAGTCGCTGGTAATTACGATTTAACAGTAAACGGCGTAGATGTAACATTTACAGGATTGTTAGCTGGACATATATATAAGATTGCAGCTAGTAAATCAAGTTCAGCAAATGTAATATTTTTATATTAGGAGTAGAAAATGATTTCAGCTAATCAATATCAAGATATAGAATTGCAACAAAATGCAGATTTTACTAATGTAATAACATTAGATAGTTCACATACTATGACTAGTAATATGAAGTATGCAGCTGTTATTGTAAAAGATTATAACCATAGTTCATTTACTGGACCAGGTAAGAGTCAAGGTACTGATGGAACAGCAGCTTCTAATGATGTTTGGGCATCAGGAAGTCAAAATGAAGTACACTTTGATGTAGTTGCTGATAGAAGTGCTGGTACAATAACTCTTACATTACCAGCTGAAGCTATACAATATTTTGATGATGATTTTACAGGTTACTGGGATTTAGTAGAAAAAGATGACCAAGCACAAGACGCTTGGGTAAGGCATATACAAGGAGATGTAGTAATCTCTAAGGGTGCAACTAAGTTAACACATACATTTACAGCATCGGTAGCATAATGGGTATAACAGCAAAAGTAACTACAAATCCAGAAGTAAAAACTTCATTACAAAATAATAGTGTATCAAAAACTGTAGGCATTCAAAGAGCAAGTAAAGTTCAAGATAGTTTTAGTATTGACGCAAGTGAAATACCTGTAAGTTTAGATAACAGCACTGCAACTAATGTAAGAGATGCTTTAAATGGAGTAGCTACATTAGATGCTACACAAACTTATACTAATAAAACAATTGATGCTGATAATAATACTATTACCAATTTAGAAGTAGATAATATAAAAGGAGCAACATTGGTTGTTGAAAGTGAAGGAATTTCTTCAAATGATAATGATGCAACATTACCAACTTCAGCAGCAGTAAAAGATTTTGCAGAAACGAGGGGAATAGACGGAGGAGCATTTTAACGTCAATAGGAGAAAATAATGGCAAATGTAATACAAATCAAACGTAATTCTCATTCAAGTACTTCGGCACCAAGTACTTCAAATATTACGTATGGTGAATTAGGATATAATAACAATAATGGTGCTGGTGGTAAACTTTACATAGGTGGTAAAGCTTCAGATGGTTCTGCTCAAGTAGAAGATATACAAGCAAATATTATTGCTGCAATACCAAAAGCTGATGATGATGGTAGTACATTTGGTGTAGCGGCGTTTGATAATGCTGATTTTGATGCAACAAATGGTGTAGTTAGCTTAGCTACAACATCTACAGCTGCTGAATTAAATATATTAGATGGTGCTACATTAGATACTACTGAATTAAATAAACTAGATGGAGTTACTGCTACTACAGCTGAACTTAATTATGTTGATACAACAGCTGGTACTGCAGTAGCAAGTAAAGCTCTTGTAGTAGATTCAAATAAAGATATTACTGGAATTAGAAACGTAACTACAACTGGCAATGTTGCCGTAGGTGGTAATTTAACTGTAAGTGGAACAACTACAACAGTAAATTCTACTGTAGTTGAAGTAGGAGATATAGCTATAGCACTAGCTAAAGATAACGCTGGAGATGTTTCAGATATAGGATTTTATGGTAAATATGTATCTTCTGGAACAAAATATGCTGGATTATTTAGAGATGCAACAGATGGTGTTTTTAAATTTTATGATAGTTTAACATTAGAACCAAATGAAGGGACTGGAGTAGTCAGTGTTGGTTCAAATGGCTATTCATTGGGAGATTTAAGTACAAATCTTGTATCTTCTAATATTGATTGCGGTACATTCTAAGGAGTTAGATGTCAAATACGATTAAAATAAAAAGAGGTACTAACCTCTCAAATGCTGGTACACCAGCTGCGGGTGAGTTAATATATAAAACTGACACTAATGCATTATATGTTGGTGATGGTTCTACTGCAGCTACTGGTTTAACACCTATTGGTGGTAGTGCTACAATTAACAATTCAAATTGGTCTGGTACTGATTTATCCGTAGCTAATGGTGGTACTGGAGCATCTAGTTTTACTTCTGATGCAATATTAACTGGTAATGGTACAAGTGCTATACAAGCAGAATCTAATCTTACTTTTAATGGAAGTACATTGTCATTAACTGGAGACTTAACATTAACTGGAGATTTGAAAGTTCCAGGAGTTATAGAACACGTTGGCGATAATAATACTTATATATTTTTTACTAATGATAGAATAAGATTATATGCTGGTGGTAATTTAAAAGTTGATACAAATGAAACCTATTTAACATCATCAAGCAGTTTATCTGCTTCTAATTTAACAGGTACTATAGACGCTGATAGAATACCAAGCCTTGCAGCAAGTAAAATAACTTCTGGAACATTTGATGCAGCAAGAATACCTAATCTGTCAGCTAGTAAAATTACAAGTGGAGAATTTGCTACTGCTAGAGTAAATTGGGATAGCACAGATAAAACAGTAAGATGGGATAATGGTAGAGGTTATCATGGTAATCCAAGAAGTGTTGCTATGGGATATTCTGGTAGTAACTATGGACAGCTTGGATACAATATAGAATTTACTACAACATCTGGACAACACACTTATTCATTTAATGATATTGCTACAAGAGTAGATTTGTATGATGGAATAGTAGTTTATACAAGTGTTAGTGGTGGTACTGCAGGTAGCACTATTTCTTGGACTGAATTATTGGAGTGTAGAAATAATACATTTACATTTAAAGGAAATCAAATACCTACTATGGCTAATGGCTCTAATAATAGAGTTATGACATCTAATGATGCTTATAGTATTAATGGAGAAGCTAATCTTACTTTTGACGGAAGTACTTTACAAACTGGAAATAGAATACATATGGATGGTTCATCTCCATTTATACGAATACAAGAAAGTGATGTGACAAATACACCAGAATGGTGGGTTGGTGGAGATGGTGGAAACTTTAGTATTAGATTAAATAATAGTGGTGGTTATCCAATGACTATTAATACAGATAGTGATAATGATGCTGTAGACCATGTTTCTTTTGGTTATAACGTTTCAATACCACAAGGTAGTAGATATACTTGGGGAAATAGTCATACTTACATTACTGAAGATGCTGATGATAGATTAAGATTCTTTGTTGGTGGTGCTGAGTTTATGAGATTTACTGAAAGTAGCTCAGATACAATTCTATTATATCATAATACAGGTATAGGAACTACCACACCCGATACAAGATTAGATGTTACAGCAAGTGGTGTACACGGAATAGTAATAAATCAAGATGGAAGTAATGCAGATATATCATCAAGATTATTTTTTAAAGAACAAAATTCTACTATTACATTATATAATATTGGAGATACTTTTAGTTTTAGAACTGGAGCAACTATAGGTAGTACAAGTGGAACAGAAAGATTTCAAATTAATTCAAGTGGTAATGTAATTAGTGGTAACGCATCTAATCCTTCTATAGAAATAAGAAATACTGGTTCAAGTGCAGGTAATGGTTCAAGTTTAATATTTGGTCATAATCAAGGTGGTGATACTACGCAAGTAGCAAGAATAGAAAGTCATTTATTAGATGGAAGTTCTAATAGAGCTGGTAATCTAGAGTTTTGGACATCAAGAGCTGGTACTCCAGAACTTGGTATGCAATTACAAAGTAATAATTATTTAAGATTGTATCAACAAGGTGATACAAGTGATTATGCAGAATTTTATGTAACTGATGATAGAGTAAATTATCATAATGCTCATGGTAGTGGACATAAATTTTTTACTGACCATGGAAATATAGACATTGGTCCAATGAATACTGGTGGATGTCACATTTATACAGATAGGACACAATTCTTTTTTAACAAAAGATTAACAATAGGTGTAACACCTGGAGAAGCTATTGTTCAAAGTTATGGTGATTATGATATACAAATAAGAAGGTCACAAGGAAGTGCTGATAGAATTGTAGTAGAAGCAGACCAACATAGTCATTATGTAAATTCAACAAAAAGATTAGAAACAAAATCTGATGGTATTTATGTAAATGGTATTAGTAAAGCAAGTAGTTACTTTCAAGCAGAAAGTCCAGGAACTTTATTAAGATTATACAATAGTAGTTGGGGTAATGCAACTACGCACGATGTTTTATATAATTCTTATTCTAGTAATTTTGGAGATGCTGTATACTTAAAAGCAAGTGGTAATACCACCACTAACCATGGAATTATAGTAGTAGCAGATAGTTATATTTTTATGGGTAGAGATAACCTTACTACTGGTGCTTTGGATAATTCAGCAACTGCACCTATAAGTGATGTATATTGTAGAATAGATACAAGTGGTAATGCATTATTTGATGGTGATGTAGTAGCATTTTCTTCAACTATTGCATCTGATAAAAGATTAAAAGAAAACGTAAAAGATTTAAATTATGGATTAAAGGATGTGTTAAATATCAGACCAGTATCATTTGATTGGAAAGAAAAAAGAAATGCACAACATGATATTGGTGTTATAGCACAAGAGATAGAAAAAATTATACCAGAAGTAGTAGAAGAAGTAGATACATTAAATAGTGAAGATACTCATAAAACTGTAGACTATGCTAAACTTACTTCTGTATTAATAAAAGCAGTACAAGAACAACAACAACAAATAAACGAACTTAAGGAGAAGTTAAATGTCTAAAGTAATAGGTGCAGCAGAAGCTGTAGAATCAACAAAAATGGTTGAAATTAAACACACAAGACTTATGAAGGATGCAGAAGGCAACGATGTAACTGTAGTAGATTATTCTGAAACTATATCAGTAGATGAAGCTATATTACAAGCAGAAGAAAGAAAAGCATCTTTAGAAGCAAGCTTAGCAGATGCAGATAAAGAGCTTGAAGATTTAGAAGCTATTAGAGACGCTGAGTAATATATGGCAGGTCCAGCAGTAGGTACAAGTAATGTAGGAATAAGAGCAATAGGTAGTGCTATTGGTGAAGCTACTAATGTAAACGAAACTTCTAATTTAAGTTTAGCAAGTTTACTTAGTGGTGATAGTCATGGTGGTATACAAAATACTTTTCCTAATAACGATGATAGTGGACCTGCAGATACATTTAACAGAATTGGTGGAACTAATAACCCATTACAAAGTACATCATTGGATAACCCTGGTGCTAGTATTATGAATAATTTAAAGACTGCACCATTTCACATGAGTCATACATTTGGTGGACAACACGCTGACATAGGTGGTGGAGGTGGTCCAATAGGACAACTTTGTATACATGATACTATATTTGTAAATACTCCAGATGGTATGAAAAGTGTTTATGATTTAGATAATGGAGATATTATTTATTCTTATAATTTTGAAACACAAAGTGTAGAAGAAGTACCAATATTAAATACGTATTTTGTACCACATAAAAATTTAATTAAAGTTATATATGGTGATTCAGAATATATAATAGTAACAAGAGACCACCCTATATATTTATCAGATGGTTCTATGGCTAGTTATAGACCACAAAGAACAAAAGATTTATATAATTTAGATGCAAGTCAATTACAAATAGGTAATACTATACAAATGATTGATGGTATAAAAACAATAGAAAAATTTGAGTATATGAATGATAAAGATACTACATATACAATATTAACAAAAAACAATAACTTTTATGCAGGGAATGTATTAGTCCATTCAGAACTTGAATAAGTGTTATTTATTGAATAAATTAAAGAACTATTAATAGTAAATAAGGAGAAATAATGGCTAAAGAAAAAGTAGAGCAACAAGAACCATTGAATTTAGAGGATACTCTAAAATCTATTGAAGCTCAAATAGCTGAATTACGTGGTATGTATAACTATATTGCTGGTTTGAAAGAACAAGGATTTAAAGTAATACCACCTCTTCCAAAAGAAGAAAAATAGAGAGGGAGGGGGAGCAATCCCCCTTACTTTAATTATAAATAATAGGGGAATACAATGGAAGTCGGTAAAGACACTAAATTTACATTATCTATAGAAACTGCAATAAGTATAATTGTAACTATTGGTATGATTATAGGTATGTGGTTTACTCTGCAAGCAGATATTGAAGAAGCTAAACTATTACCAGAACCAGAAGTATCACGCATGGAGTATGATTTAAAAGACCAAATGATTCGTGATTCAATATTAAATACTGAAGGCAAAGTAGATAAACTTGAAGAAAAGGTAGATGACATTAAAGAAGATACTAAAATGATTCAAGAAACCCTGATAAACATGAATAATAACTAATGAGGTTTACAGATGAACAACAAATTTATATCATACTTGGTATTAACGCTCTGCTTGTCACTATCTTGGTTGCGCTCACAATCAGTCAACTTAGATAACTTTCAAGAAATACAAGCACTTAATGTGCAAAAATGTGCAGTAATTCAAGTAAACGCATCTTGGAATTTTAAAAATAGAGTAAAAATAGAAAAACTTGCAGACTTGTGTTATGTAGGTGAAATAGATTTAAGTAATAAACAAATTGGTGCAGTAATACAAAAAGAATGGAATATAAAAGTTGTTCCTACTATTATTGTTTTAAAAGAAGGAAAAGAAATTGAAAGATATGAACCTGGTATTAGTATGAGGTTTGATGAGAAAGAGGTATTTGATAAGATTAAAAAGGAAATTCAATAGGAGATAATATGAATATTGTAGTTAGTAAATTACTTACAAGCCTCTTAAGTGAAAAGATTCTAAAAGCTGTATTATTAAAACTTGGTGATTATTTTATTGCTAAGTCTGATAATAAGTTAGACGATGAAATCTGGGCTGAAGTTAAAAAAGCATTGAAATAGGAGGGCAACATGAACTGTGAATGCGGATGTGGATGCTAGTCAATGCCAAAAAAAGAGTATAAAATACTAGGGTTTCATGGTGGTATACATGATAACTCAGATTCTAAAGATATACGTGATATAGATTTACGTGAAGCTGATGGTGTATCTACACATAAAATAGGTAGACTAGTAGGATTAGGAAATAAAGGTAGTGCTATTACAAGTGGTGCTACCGCTGATGTTGAGCCTGGATATGGCTTACATTATTTTTCTTCTGATTACGACCATGGTAGTGCTAATAACCCAGATGATTATTTAGCTGTATATGATAAAGCGAACACTAAAGTTCGTTTTTATTATAGAGATAAAGATGGTTCTAGTCCTAGTTTTTTGTCTGATGAAGTAACCTTTGGCGGTGCTATAAAACCTAATTATTATTATGGTGATGGTTTATTACGTATTGGAGATGCTTCTTTTAGTCAAGATAGTAAATGGTTTGGATATATAGACCAATCATTATTCTGGACTGATGATAGGGGTAATACTGCAAATTTACATGATATAACTAAATGGGATAGCGGCAATCAAAAACTTCGTAAGCTTGATGCTTTATCAGGAGCAACTATGAAATTAGTAGATATGGAAAGCGCTAGTCCCGATGCTTCTACTATTAGTTCACAAAAAGGTAGTCTAATTTTAGGGTACAAAACTACTGAAGGTGGAGAATGGAATGGAAACTTTACCTTTGGTGCCACAGCAATTTACCAAGGTAATCAAGAAGGAGAAATATCAATATTCTATAGCGACTTTGTAAATAGAATAGAAGAGTCTATACCTTTGTATAACGAGCAAATTTCTTTTCAAGTATTTATAGGAGCAGGAACTGCTGGTTCTAAACCAACATCTTTATCTGGTGATAATGTATTTGGAGATAATCGTTTAATAGGATTGAATTTTTACTTCAAAGAACAAGCAGATGATGATTGGATATTTTTAATGCATACAGATTTAAGAGAAGGTGGTAAACATTTTTGGGATATATACGACCCACAAAACGAAACTACTCATGGTAAGTGGACAGGTGATAGCGCTGAACAAAACGTTACTCCAAAGTTTTTTGCACAAAAAGAAGGAATACAAATTTACAATGCTATACAACAAAATACAGCTTTGTCGTTTCATGATAAAGATGATGGTACTGGAACTAATTGGATGAATAGTGGAACTACTTATACTTCTAGTACTGAAGGAAAATCTTATAGTCCAGTATTTTTAAGAGTTAAATTAGATAATAATAATTCAGCTAATGGGTTTGATAATAGGTTTGGATTCTTAAGAGTTTGGGGTGGAGCAGTATCTCCTCTATATGTAGGAGGTGCATCTGGAAGTAAAATTGCATTAAAGACTGGTATATCTGGTACACCAGGAACTACAGTAGATACGTATTATGTTCCTTTAACATTACCAGGACCAGGAACAGATAGAGAGTTTAGAGTACAAGTGTTAGATGAAAACTTTAACGTTATAGCAGATAGCGATATACAATATATGACTATTGCTGATAGTGGTTTATCAGCTCCACCTGACTATGATGCAGACCAACAAGAAAGGGAATACTAATGCCTAATTATGCAGTAATGAATCCAGGTAAGTATAGATTAGGAGTTCCTTTTAATTTTCCTCCTTTAGCTAACAAAAGATTAAGACAAGAATATCTAATTAAACAAATCAAGTGGAAAACGTCTGTTTTAATTGGACAAAGGTTGTACCTAGGAAATGTAAAATTAATTGATAAAGACAACAAAGAACGTATTTATAGCGATAGTGTGTTTAAATCTAGGGCTGGTCAATTTGATACATTTACTATGGATAGAAGAATTGATGTAGCAGTAAACGATGGTGAAGAAATTATTAGACTAGCTACATACGCAGATAGATTATTACAATATAAACAAAACACTTTATACATTATTAATGCTACAAAGAGTCAAGAGTTTTTAGAAGTAACACATAAACATAAAGGTGTATCTCATCATAATGCTGTATGTGAAACAGATTATGGAGTAGCTTGGTGTAATGAACATGGAGTGTATTTATACAATGGTAGACAAGTAGGTGATTTATTTGTAAAAGAAGGTGTACGTTTTATATCAGAATCTTTATGGAATAGTTTTTATGTAGATGGAGAAACGATGGTAGGTTTTTCTCCTAAATCAAAACAACTAATTATTATGAAATCATTTAAAAACGCTACAAGCAATAGTGGTGATATTTTAGTTTATGATATGATAACAAGTTCTTGGGTAAAAGGAACAGGTAGATTAAACGCTGAAGATAAAACAAATTTAGTAAATATGTGGGATGGTAGTTTAATATATGGATACGAAAATACTACAAACCAAACTACTATTGTTCCTTGGCAATCAAGTCCTTCAGAAGCTATAGATAATTTTAATGTACAATTGAAAGAGTTAAACTTTGGTACACAAGCAAAAAAGAAAGTAATTAAAGTAGAGTTAACTTATAAAGGTGCTAGTGGAGGTAACACAAATGTATTGCCTAAATATTCAGTAGACGGAGGTGGATATACTAATAATTTTGTAGATAGTTCTGGCGCTCAAATAACAAACATAGTAGGTAGTGCTAACTTTACAGTAATAGAATTATACACACAATCTAATGCAAATAATATTAAAACATTTAGTATGAAGTTTGAAGATGTAAGCGGTCAAGATGTATCAGCTGATTTTGAAATAAATGATATGTCAATAATATATAGACAAAAGAGTATTAAATAATGGAACAAGCTGAAAAAAAATTTAGTAAAACAATTTTTAGTAGTGCAGGTGGAAGTAGTGATAGAAGAAGAACAAATCATTATACACAAGCTAGACCTAAGTTTGTAGACGAAGTACCTACACAAGAATCAGGAGTAGAAGGAGATATAGTTTTTTATGAAAATCCTGGTAATTTTAATAGAGTAGAGCAATATCTTAAAAGAAGAGGTGAGTGGATTAATCTGTCTGATGGTAGACCATTAAACGATAGTCCTGTAGTACGTAAATTTGTAAAGGCGAAAGCTGGATAAAACAGTTGAAAGTTATGACTATAAGTAATATATTATATATAAAAACTAGGAAGCATTATGTCTGAAGGAATAAAATCAAGTTTAGAAAAATTAACCCTTAATAAAGGTCAATACAGAGGAATGGGTTATAATATTGCAGGTCAACAAGGTTTACTTAAACTTGGTATTGCTAATTTAAACATGAGAGAACAAGCTAGACAAAACTTTCTAGGATTTAGTGGTGCATTTATTAACTATCTAGATAAACTCAATAACTACACTCAAGACAACAAAATTATAGAAGATGGTATAGCTCAAGCTGAAGTAAATCTTGGTCTTAAAGTAAACTATCAAAGAGTAGGTTTTGATGACGTTCTTAAAGGTGATGCAAAAATAAAAGATTTAGGTAAAGAAACTTTTTTATTTGGTAATAAAGAATTTTCAAGAGCACAATTAAAAGCATTAGGTAGAACTGTACAAGAAAATGAAATGGCTATAATGGCTGGTGAAGATGTTGACCCAGTTGATTTAAGTGGTTCTTCTGGATTTACATTTGCACAAGGAGAATCAGAAGTTATAGCTAATAGTTCACCAGACTCTTTAAGACTTGGTATAGCACTAAATGAACAAGTAAATGAAGAAACAGCAAAATATATTTATGAAGAACAAGGTGGTATTAAACAATGGTCTACAGCTGCTAAGGTAGTAGAAAACTTATTAAATAAAGACCCTGATTTAGCAGTATATAGTGAAAATAATCAAAGAGTAAATTTAAAAGAAAGATTTACGACATTGCGTGATACTGTAAATAATGATTTAAATAGTGAAGTTGTTAAAAGAAAAGCAAATCAAGAGTTGCAAAAAATTTATAGCCAGATAAGTCAAAAATATAGTTGGGATGAAATTAAAGGTGAAATAGCACAGGCTGAATCTGGTGATAATCCTTATGCTATAAATGTTAATGAAAAAGGTAGAGGTTTTGATATAGGTAAATATCAAATTAATAGTAGATATATAGTTGGTGGAGAAGGAAGTTATGAATTGAACGCAGATGGAACACCTTCACAAATGTTTGCAGATATAAAACAAATACTAGATAAAGGTTTAGTTGGTGTTGAAGTAGAACAAAAAAGTTCTTATACAGGAAAAAAACCTGGATTTGATATGGGTGATGTATTTGGTAAAGATTCTATATTTAACAAAAAAGATGAAATAGATTATGGATTTGAAGATAAAAATATTTATGAAACATTATACGATAATAATCTAATAGATGAAAATTGGAATATGTATGATTATAACTTGGAGAACAAATAATGTCACCATATGAAATAGCAATGCTTGGTACACAAGCTGTAAGTTTATTAAGTGGTGCTAATAATATAGCAGCACAAAATAGAATGACTGTTGGTATGAATAATATATCATTAGGTTATTTACAAGACCAACTAGAACAATTACCTGAGATGACTCAGTTAGCTAAAGAAGCATCTAGAGATAAAATGCAAGATAGCATGGATATACTTGGTATGGGTGCTGGTATACAATGGGATAAAGTAAACATGAGTATGGATGCTATGATGGATAGCAATAAATTTGCTAACTATGGTCAATTAGATTCTAGATTAGATTTAATTACAAAACAACAACAAGATAAATTTCAATCACAAGTAGAGCAACTACGTAGAAGAAGCAACTTAGAAATAGCACAAGCTGAATCATTTCAAATAGCAGAAGAAGCAAGATTAGAAAACCAACGTAAATTATTAAAAAAACAAAATCAATATGCTAGAAGAAGAGATACAATGTTTGAAGCTCTATTTAGATAGGAGATATTATGGCAGTACAATATGCAAATATAATTAACTCTTTAAGTATGATGCTTGAGTCAAGAGCAAGAAGAGAACAAGCTGAAGAACAAGCTGCGTTACAAGGGCTAAGAATAGCACAACAAGACAAGCAGTTTCAACAAGAGTATGCTTTAAAACAACAACAGTTTCAACAGCAACAACAAGAATTTTTTATACAGCAAGGTGAACTACTTCTTGGACAAGCAGAAAAGTTTGCTTTAAGAGAAGGTCTTGGATTAGCACAAGCTGAGTTTGCTCCGCTAGTAGAAGGTTATTTAGAAAAGAAAGATGATAAGTTTGAATTGCGTGGTTTAAGAAGTGATGATACGAGTGATTTTTCTAGAGAGTTAGTTAATAAATTTGGTATGTCAACTGAAGACTCAATAGAACTTGTATCAAAATTATCATCTTTGTATGTTAATGAATCTCCTACTGTCGAAGTAATTGAAAGAACATTAGATTTATGGGAAAGAACTACTAAAACTACGTTACGAAACGCACAAAATTTTAGATTGTACAGACAAAGATATAGAGAGTTAGGAGAAGAAATTAACGACATACAAACTGGAGACTATAAGTTTGATACTAACTATTCTATATTACCAGAAGGTCAAGATTTTATGCCTAGTGAATCTGCTGAAGCAATTTTACCCTCAGCTAATTTAGCAACAAATGATGTTGTTAATGCTTTAAATAATGCACCAGGTAATAATCAAAAAGAAAAATTAACCTATGTTTTAGATGAAATGTATAGAAATGTTGATGGAGTAGATGCTACATGGAATGCTTATCAACAAAATTATGTAAAAGAAGATGATATAAAAAATCTATACGATTTGTCAAAAGCAAAAAAACATAACAAAAAATTAGTAAAAGATGAAATAGCGTTAAATATTAATCAAATGAAACTAATTGATGATAGACTAGAAAAACTTGAATTTGGTGGACCAGATAAACAAACTAGAGAAGAATTATTAGCAACAAAAAAACTATATGAATATGCAAACGAATTAAATAATTTAGAGTTGCTAGAATTAAGTAATGAAATAGCAAATATAAGCCCTAGACTTACTGAAAAGAATGTAAAACAAACATTTGAACGAATAAGTATGTCTGGTTCATTTTAATTAACATATGCCAAAACTAATTGACAATAACAATCAAACCCTAGAACAGGGTCTACAAAGAAGACTAGACGAAAACTTGTCTGGTATAAATACATCTACATTACCATCATTATCTCAACAAATGAGAGCAATCAATCCTCAAATAGTAGAATCAGATAAAAATATGTTTGAACGTATTGGTACTGGTTTATTTGAATTTGGTAGTGAAGCTGCTGAAAGTCTTATAGACACAGCTTTATTTGGTGCACCAAGTGCATTTGGTCTTTATGAACCTGGAGAAGATGTAGATACTGTTGCTGAAAAAGTAGGACAAGCTGTTGGTGGTGCAGCAGGGTTTTTACTTCCATTTGGAATAGTAAGAGGCGGATTAAATATGGTAGGTAGAGGTTTAGCTGGTGCTAAATCAGCTCCTAAGTTAGCAAAAACAATGGATGACCAAGCCAAAGAAGTATTTAAAAAATATAGTGATGATGTATTGTCTTTTGATAATGAACTTTCGGCATTTTATAAATCACCAATGAAAGGATTACAAGACCAAGTATTTGCTGGTACTACTAAAAAAATAGCTAACTTTGATAGAACATTTAAATCTATTAGAGATAAAGATGACTTTGTACAAAGAATTACAGATAATGCTGGTAAGTATTTAAGTGAACAAGCAGATGAACTAGGATTTAAACTAGCTAATAAAAGTAAACTACTAGATGAATTAGGTGAAGTAATATCTACAAATCTTGCAGCAGCTAATAACCAACCTATTAATGGTATGCAAACATATTTAGCTTCTAAGTTTGGTAGCGGTTTAAAAGGTTCATTTATGAGTCATGTAGTAGAAGAAGCATTATTGTTTGCTGGTGCTGAAAATCTAATGGTAGCTGTAGATGCAATGGCAGGAGATGCAACACTTGAAGACTTTGCAGGAACTTCTAAACACGCATTAATATTAGGTTCTATTTTAGGTGGTGTAAGATTTATACCAGGTGGAGTAGCAGGTGGTATAGGAGGCATAAAGAAAGGTCCTGAACGTATTGCTCGTATTATGGCTGGTAGTAGAAACTATACTAAAAGTTTAAATCCATCTATAGAATCAGCACAACAAGGTATACTTTCACAATATCAATACTTTACTGGTTTAACTGGTACAAATATTGTATCAGGTACCAATGTAAGAAAGTTATTAAATGATAAAGCATTAGACATATTAGACGATGTTCCTAAAGTAAACGCAGCTAGAAGAGCTAAGCTTCAAACACAAGATGTATCAAGAGAAACATTAGAAAGAATTGTAATGAGTCCTGAGTCTACACCTGAGCAAAAACAAGCAGCAGCTGAAATAATGCAAGATGGTTTGCAGTTCTTATCTTCTCATATTAATAGAGAATGGAGAGAAGGTATGTTAAGAACATGGGGAGCTGATATTGTAGGTAGTAGTCCTCGTATGTTAATTGGTGGTATTGCTATGTCTGGTGGACCAACAATGTTATTAAGCGAAGATGTGCCATTAGAAGATAAATTAATTGGATTTTTTATGGGTGCGTTTATTACTAAAGGTGGTAAAAAACTAGAATGGAGAAGTGGAGAAAAATATAATGAAGTTAATCAACTAGGTAAAGACCCTAAAACAATTGATAGTAGATTAATTGAACAAGAACACGCACTCAAAGCATTAGGTACTAGTATGGAGGGAAATCCTGCATATAAAATACTAATGGAAAAAGCATTTAAAGCTAATTCAGATGGTGGTCGTTTCTTAAACAATCAAGTACAACCAAAGACTGATGAGTTTGTAATTAAACTAGATAACCCAGAAGCATTTCAAGTACGTTCACAAACACCAATTACATCTACTAATGCGGTAGCAAGTAAGAGTGGATACAAACCAGTGTATGATGCATATATTGCATTAGGTGAATCTAAAACCTTGTTAACTGAAGGTAATAGATATAAAGACTGGAGTGAGTTAAGTAAAAAAGAAAAAGATAATTTTATTAAAAGAGTAGAACAAGAAGGAATTAGTACACCTGAGCAGATGATTGAATACTCTAGTGAAATTAAAACAGAAAGTTTTGCTGATATAGAAAGAGAATTAGCACAAACCTATGAACGTTTACAAGCAACTATAATAGGTAGAAGAGAGGTTCCTCAAATACAAGATATATCTATAGAAAATATATCAGGTAGAATAGATACTGAACTAGCTCAAGCTATAAAAGAATATAATGCATTGGGTACTATATTAAAAGGTTCAGGAAACTATGAGGTAAATCCAAGAGCGTTTGCTATTACAAGTAGTAAAGATGTACAACAATCATTTAAAGAAACTTATCAAAACTCTTTAGAAGGTTTTAACAAATATATGTCAGAACAACACAACGTACAAAATTCAGTAGAGTTTTCTGATAGTGTATTGCGTTCAGCTTTAGATTTGAATAGAATAAATATTAATGTTATTAAAGCAGCAGCTAATAAAAATGGTGAAGGTATTTTAGATGTATTTAACAGCAATGCTGATTTTTCAAATACATTTAGAGCACAAAACAATATTATAGCTGCAAATATTCAAGTAAAAGGAAATAAAACACTAGAAAAGAAAATGAATGCTATTCTAGATGTAGTAAGCAAATTTGATGATAGTTATGATACACTTTTTTCTAATGAAAGTGCATCTGTAAAAACAATAGATTCTAGACAAGCAAGAAATGTATTACAAATTTTAAAAGATAAAGGTATTATGGCTTTTGCTTCACCAGCTGATTATAGTATTGCTATGCCTATAAATGCTATGGGTAGATTAATTACAAGCAAATATATGAGAAATTTATTAATTAATGGTACGGATAATACTGGTAGGTTGTTAACGCAAACAGATAGAAATACTATACAAGTAGGTATGGACCATGGTATTATTGGCTCTAATTTACAATATAGACCCGTTACAGAAGCAATGTTTAAAGTAGTTGAATCTGGTGTATTAAATAAAATTACTAAAGATAATAATTTTTCAGCTATTGAATCATTTGTTGGGCAAAGTAATGCTGAAACAGCAGTAATAAAACAAACACTAAAAGAAGTAAAACAGGTAGTAGGAGATACTCCTGGCTCTATATTTAGATTTAATGAAATATTTGAAAATACTGTTAAGATGATTGATGATACATTTGGTAAGTATGTAAAAGGAACAGATGGTAAAGGTGTTTTAAATAGAAGTGATTTAACAACTGGTGGGGATTTTATACAAGTTAATCAATTAGCACAACGTTTGAATTTAATTAAAAATAATATGGTTACTGAAGATGTGAGATTATTTTTAAATGATATATATAAAGTAGATAGAGTAGAGTTTGCTGGTACAAAAAAAGCAATGAAATCATTAATGAATATGATGACATTTAGCAAAAATCCTATTAAGCTATATGAATCTGCAATCAAATATGATTTATATGATACACAAACAAGGTCTTGGAAAACAGATAAACTAAGTGAAACTCAGGTTGAAGCTCGTTTAAAAGAAATGAGAGACAACAAAATTATAGACTTTGTAGATACTGAAAAAGCAGTAAGTGAAATTAAAGAACAAGGTGAGTTTTTTCCTAAAGACTTTACAGAACAAAATAAAATTAAATTAGGAGAAGTACTTAATACTTATGCTTTACCTGTAAATAGTAAGTTTAGAGCAAATGATTTATTAGCAGAACAACCTTTAAAAAAGATACAAGAAGTATACAATACCCCTGAGTATAAAAACAATTTTAATAAATTTAGTGAAGATTTTGTAAATGATGTCGTAAAACAAAATCCTAAACTTAGTAGAGCAGAAATAGATGGAGTTAGAATGTCAATGAAATCATTCTATACTCAGTTAAAGAATAATACAGAAATAGAAATACTAGAGTTTAATGCTAATGCACCAGACAATAGTATGACTAGAACTGATATTAAAAATAGAACACCTATAGATGATGCATTACTAAAAGCTATGGGTGATGCACAACCATTTTTAAGACAAGTAAATAGCAATACTATTAATACTGAGGGACTACCTGGTCCTTTAATTGGTAAGTCTATGGAGTCATTTAGACAAAAAGCATTTGAGGGCGACTATACATTAAACACTTTTGAAAAAGTAGATTTAACAAAAGCAGGTAAAGATATATTAAATAATAGAGCTCCTGTAAACGCTGAACCTGGTATTATATATAGATTTGCTGATTCAGACGCTGTTTATTTTATTAGAAAAAATCAAGATGTATTAAATAATATAGCAAATAGATACGCCGAAGTATTAAAAAAGTTTGACCCTAAAAATATAGATGCAAAATTAAAAGAAGTAGATATAGTTTTAAATGAAGGTAAATATGAATATACAATAGGTAGCGCTTGGCAAAGAGAAACACAAAAACTAACACAAATATTAGATGACATATTACTATCTGATACTCTTGGTGGTGAAAATATAATTGGTACAGGCTTCAAAGACCAAGCGGGGATAGGGTTAATAAAAGGATTATTTAAGCGTGATAGTCTAATAAATAATAATAACGCATTACGTTTTGATAAACAACTTGTTCAGTTTAATATTGTTGAAGCAAATAAAATAAGATTTGAAAGTTCTGAATATAAAGCAGAAGTTATAGAAAAATTACAGCAGTTTAGAGATGGTAAGTTAAAACAAGCTACAGTTGCTGATGAGTTACCAGGAGCAATAGATGATATAGTAAGTGTTAATAAAAAAATAAATGAATCTTACGATACTGAAATAGCACAAGCAAAAGACCCAGCAATAAAAAAACAATTAGAACAACAAAAAGCTCAATTTAATTTTCAGATACGAGAGCTAGGAATAGCAGATGCAAGTACTGTAAATGGAGTAACTATTGTTAATGATAAAACATTTAAGATGTTAGCATTCTTATCAGGAGAAACTAGCTCTAGTAGTATAGGTGGTATCAAACCTATTATGTATAATTTGGGTAATGGACCACAACTATTTATAAATAAAACAGCATTCTTAAAAAATAATAATTCAAAAGTAATGGAAATATTTGCTAAAAATCCTGATTTAGATTTTATTACATTTACAAGTGCTAGTAAAAAAATAACTAAAGAGAGAATGACACCAGAAGTTAGCATGAAAGAACTTACATCTGGTAAAGCAATAAAAGATTTAGTATCTATTGGTCCTGAAAATATTGCAATTATATCTACAAAGAAAAATAAAAAATTTGCATCTCTAGGTGCTAATAATAGTGTTCACTTATTAGATAGAGCTCAAAGAAACTCATATTACGATTATTATATTAGAGATATTAACGGGTTTGATAATAAAAGAGCATTTATACAATCACTCAAAAACCCAGCAAACTACGCTAAAATGATTGCAGAGTTCCAAAGACTTTCTACAGATAGAATAAATAATAAATTAAATAGTGATTTAGAAGTATTTGGTAATGATACATTAATGAAACTATTAGCAGATTCTGGTGCTATGCCTACAATCAAAACAAGAATGTGGGAAGATATGATTAAGCAACAATATCTTGATAAGATGTTTCAGTTAAAAGTAGATGGTAGTACAGGGGTATTAGCACCTGGTACATTCTTAGCAGATACAAAACTACAAAACACTATTATATTAGAAAACGGACAACACTATAAATTCGGCGAAATAGAATTGCCATACTCAGCACAATTTAAACCTATAGATAAAAACAATATTACTTTAGTTAATAAACTAAAAGGTGAAGCTGATAAAGTTATTGATGGTTCTTCTAAAAAAGGTAAAGAAATTATTCAAGATGCTGAAACACTAGGAGAAGCTGTTAAAAATGCTGAAAAAGAAGGATACCAAGTATTATCATTTTTTGAAAGACAACCGCACACCAAACCTTCAAGCGTTATGCCTGTAGGTGTTAAAAGATTTAGAAGTAAAAATGAAGGAGACCAAATTGTATTGAATGATGCAGATTTAAAAAGAGCAGCAGAAGGAGACTTTGACATTGATTCTGGTAGTGCTATATGGAAAATGCCTCACAATGTTGCACAAGGATTTATAAAAACAAGAGGTCAAGTTTTAGATTCTATTCCTTTAGGTGTAGGTAGCAATCCTTCATTTAAAGATATAAACTTTAGAGATTTTGAATCTAGAGAAAGATATGTAGAAAGAAAATATAATGCACAATATGTAATGGGCTCAGCTATTAATGCTAATAGAATAGTTCAAAAAATATTAAGTGGTAGAAGTTCTAGAGATGGAGAGTTTTTTGATGGTAGAACTGAAAATAAAATTATTATAGCTAAAACAGGACAACAAAGATTTATAGGTGTTAGAGGGGATGTAAATAAAACATATCAACGCATAGCTGACCTAGTGCAATCAATACTAGATAAAGATAATGGATATGATTCTAACGTATTTAAAGATATTAATTCTTTATATGATGATATATTTTTTGGTATAGATGGTAATGGAATTCGTACAAATCAAGGACTATTCAAGCTATATAGATTTAGAGAAAAAGATAAAGCAGAAGGTCCTAAGTATGAAGAAATAGATGCAGAGTTTACCGCAACTGAAAGAGCTTTATTAAAAGAAAATATTATACAACCATATAGACAACTCTTAAAACTAAACAATAAATTATATGATAGTGGACAACAAAGAAAAGTATCTTTAAGAGATATTGCTACATACTCTAGCAACTTTGATACCCAACTATTTTTTGCAAGTAAAAATGCTGGTAAAAAATTACAAGACAAAAATATTGATAGTGTATTTGGTGGTTATACTAAATCATTAATGCTATATGGAGAGAATACAAACATTAGAAGTAGTATTATCTTTGATAGGTTAATAGCTGATATGTCACAAATTAAAAATTTATTATTAGAGCCTACAAAAGCAAACTCAGAAGGTGTACGTAGTGAAACTATAAGTAGTGCAGTAGAATTTATGGAAGCAAGTGCTGAAGGAGTAAATGCTCTTGTTAAAAAATTTAATACTGATGTACAAAAATATGATGCAGCTAAACAAATAGATGTAGAAATACGAAGAAAACAATCTTATATGAAAAAAATTAATAAGTTTGAAAGTCCTGAGTATTACGAAACATTATCAAATAGATTAGATAAATTAAAACAAGCTAGAGAAGGTTTAAAGAATGCTATTAATGTATCTAACTTAGATAAAAATATGTTTGGATTAGTAGAGCAACGTTATATTACTGAAGCGTTATCAAAAGAATATCGTAATAAAAAAGAATTAACTGAAGAACAAAAAAATGAAATAATTAAACAAGCTAAAGAAAAATTTAAAAAAGAAAAATTAGATATAGACTTTGTTGACAATGCAGACCTTGTAAATAATATTGCATTAAGTTATGCATTTAGTACTAGAGGTAATCAAGCATTAGCAAGTATGGGTATTAAAAGTACAGAGCTATCAAGAGATTTTGAAACAGAAATAAGAGAGCTAAAAGATTTTTATAATAAATCATGGAAAGATTACTTTGACTTAAACAATAAAGAAGTATTTCACCCTGACCAAATTAAACAAAATATGTATGAAAAAATTGATAAAGTAATAGATAGATACAATGATGTGTTACCTGAATTTATTCTTACAAAGATAATGACTCCTAGAGTAGACTTCACTAAGATTGTCAAATATCAAGATAAGTATTTTCCAAAACCAATAGATACTAATACAGAATCTTTTATTAACCTAGTAACTGGGTATGCATTACAAAGTCAAAGATTTAGTAAACAATTTACAGGTGATTTTGTAAGAGACTATGTTGGAGCATATAATCAAGTATACTTAAAGTTACATGGAATTAATTCTAAGTATAGCTCAGATGGTTTACCATTAGAGATTACTACAGGTGAAGTATATCAATTCCCACACTTATTACCTACTGGTCATACAAGAGATGCATTTAGTTTGTTTCAATCATTTAATCCTCAAGAAACATTAACTGGTAAATTATCAAGTGCTTCTAGATTAGATAGCTATCAAACATTCTTAGATGTGTTTGGAACAGCTACCGTAAAAGATGTATTAAGTGGTGGTAATTTAGCTCCTTCATATAGCATTACAAAAAATAGAATTGAAGCTATAGATGGTATGCATACTTTCCAAAACTCTTTAAAGAATGAAGCATTGTTTAATATTTTTAGTAGAAAGAGTGAAGATAGTTTAAAACAAATTATAAAAGGTACTGAAACAAATATTGACCCATACATAACAAAAGACTATTATGATGGCGGTACAAGAGATGTAAAAGAATTTATTTCTGATTTAGGTAAAACAACTAAGGAGGTTTGTTAATGGCAAGATGTACACCAGTAAGTAAAGATTTTGAAGCAAGACAAGAATCGCTAGAAAAGATTGGTCAAAAATTTGTAGACAATAGTGTAGTAAAACAATTTGATAAAGGTACACAAACTTCTATGTTTAAAAAGTTACTATATCAAGTTACAGATATGGAGTATAGACTACCTAAAGTAGAAGAATTAAAACTATTAAATAGAATAGTAGATAGAGAGATAAAGCGTGTAGGTAAAGATAGAGGTAAATTAGCTGAACTATTATATCTACCAAATGAAATATATGCAGATATACCATTTTTAAAGACTTGGTTTAAAGATGTGCAAAGGTCAGATTTAACTCTTAAAGGTAATACACAACAGTTTAATAATGGTTTAAATCAAATTATTGGCTTTCTAAAAACAGCAGCTACTAATCAAGGATACAAACAATCTTTCTTTGAAAAAGTGGGATTAGATTCTAAAAGATTACAACGTGAGCTTACAAACAAATACAAAAAATATAACAAGCTACAACAAGAAGGTAAGAAAGAAGATGCTCAAAGATATTATGAAACTGAGATACAAGAGTTTGTAACTAAAGGAGAAGGTAAAGTTCTGCAATTATTTCATGAATTAGCATCTATGCCTGCACCTGAATATAGATTAAAAGTAAATCAGCAAAAATATGCAGATGTTGTACGTGCTGTTCAGGTTTGGAGAGGTGAATCTGGTGTAGAAGGATTACAAGCAAAAGGTAGAAAAATTTTACTTCAAGGATTAACTAATTTTAGAGACGTATTAAATAGAAGAAAAGAAGAATATAGTTCTAAACTAGATAACTTTGATGCAGCCTTTAATCAAATTGAGGGATTAATAAAAAGATTCAAATCAGGCGAGTTGCAAAAAGATGGATACTTTCCTGTATTAACTTTTGACATTTTACCTACATTATCCAAAGCAAGTTCAAAGATATATAATAAATCTGACATAAAACAAAATCAAGAGGGTATAGATTTAATAGCAAAAGTAGGTGATTTGTTAGACTCAAATATATATATGAATAAAAATATGCGTGAACAAGGTAGAGTAGATAGTCATATTGATTACAATGTTATACCGCTCATTCATTCATACGGAAATAGTGTATCAAGATTTAACTATAGCATATACAATGCTTCTAAATTTATTGATGCAATGCACAAAATGTCTGACTTAATGCAAAAGAATAACAATAAACAATTAGATAAAAAACTTAGATTTCTTAAAAATTATATGTCTGATACTTATAGTATTATAGATGGTTCTAAATTTGCAGAAAAACCTATGATGACTGATGTAGCTAGAGCTATTACATCTTACGAGTTTGCTTCTAAGTTAGGATTAAATATTAGAGGTGCAGCTAGAAATGCTACACAAAGTTTATTTAATTGGGTTTACTTTGGTAATAAAGGTATTAGTGAATATAGAAATGCTTTAGGTAATGCAGATATGCGTGTACGTATTGAAAAAGGATTAAAAAACAATGGTATTTTATTTCCTGAAATTGCAGAGGTTTATGGTTCTAGATTAACTAAGACTGAATATGATGCTAAAACAGGTACATATAGAGAAGTAGTTGACCTATCTATGTCTGATAATATTTTAAGTAAAATGGAAAGTATAGCTGAGACATTAGGTAAACCTATGAGTTGGGTTGAGAATAGAGTAAATAGAAGACTTACATTTGGTATAGCATATGCAAAAGCGTTTAATGTAGATGCTAATAACGCTAGACTAATGAGAAAATTATTTCAAAATAAATATACAAGAAAAAATGGTCTTGAAAAATATAAAGAACTAGAAAAAGATAGCGCTAGATATGAAAAAGAGTACAATGAGTTTTTAGAAAAAAGAGCTGAGAATTATGCAAATGATATGACCAATAACATACATTTTGATTATTCTATGCCTGGTAAATCTAAAATATTAACTACTCCAATTGGTTCTGTATTAGGACAGTTTCAGCACTATGGTATTAACTTTTTTAATCTACAAAGAAAAATTGTAAGAGATGGTTCAGATGCAGTATTTACTGGTCAGTGGTCTAACCCAGCTGCATATAGAATGTATAGGTTAGGTCTTATGTATACAGTATTAAATGGTATGTTAGCGCCAATGTTAAATATTAATACTGGTAATCTTGTACAAAATGATACGTATGAAAGACTAAGTAGCTATTATAAATCACTAGACGAAGAAACACGCAAAGAACAATTTTTTGGTAAAGGTCCTTTGATTGGTACAATAGGTGGTCCTTTTATTAGTGATGCAGTAGGATTGTTTAATGTTATGGGACTATATGAAATGGAAGCTGATAGTTGGTTGTCTTATGTTGCTGGTTATGAAGAAATGGCTAACGACACAGATTATTCAGAAGAAATATTACAAATTTTAAATCCAGGTGCAAGAAGATTTATTAAACAAACTATACCTAGTTGGCAAGCAGGTGAAAACCTTGGTAGTATGTTGATGGGTGAACTTGCATTATATCCAACCAGAGAAACTAGACAACGTAAAGAAGACTTACTTGGTCTTGTAGGTATTGATTTAGATAAGAAAAAACCAAAACCTATTAAGACAATATTGGATGTTAATATAGAGGATGTGCTCAAGTCTTTGAATAAACTCGAGCAGTAATCCTAGTTATCTTGAGATTTTATTTCTGCAAGGAATCGTTTCATTATTTGTAGATTGTCCTCTACTACTTTGATTTTAGCTGACATTGCTGGGTCTTGAAAATGTTTGTACTTCATTTGCTTTAGTTCACTTTCAATAGTCTTAATTTGTTTTTCCATCAAGACTCTTTCTTTACGATTCTTTTGTTCTTGCATTACTTTTAAACGTTGCATTTCTATTTCATATTCTATACTCATTTATCCTCCTTTTTTAATGCATACATTCCAATACATATTGCATCTGCATTTTTAAGTGTAACTTTATGTTTGCTACCTGCAAATGTTTTTGCTCTACGTTTGAAATATTGTTTACGTTTTTGATATTCTTTTGGTATCCTATTTCCTATTTCTGATTGCCATTCTTTAGGAAGAACCTTGACAATAGGTAAATCTAACGCATTACAAATACCTAACCAGATGCCGTAGTTCTTCCCAAATGTAAATGCTCCTCTTTCATAGGGTCTTGACCATACTCTTTCTATATAGACTATAGTTTCTTGAGTTTTATATTGTTTTATTATATTAACCATATCTATAGGCTCCCTAGAGGAAGGGCAATTACTAGTTGAATGGAGGTTGTCTTGAGCAAAGAAAGCAACTGCACCATTCCATCCAGGGTCTATAGCTATTATATTCATCAGGTATAACTGCTCATTACCCTTATAGCTTCTGTTCTATCAAAGTAAACGCTACACTTGTCGCCATTAAACCCTAGGTCATAACTACCTAGTTGTCCATATCTTGCTTTTTGACATATGATTTCCATTTGGTATCTATCATTTTCCTTGTCATCAACCGCATAAGGATAGTATACAAAGAACGCCGCTTCCGCAGTTTGTTCTATAACACCACTTTCTGCAAAGTCTGATAACTTTGGTCTTGGGTCTATCCTACGCTCTATTTCTCTATTTAATTGTGATACTAATATAGCACTACAATTTACTTTTTTACAAATCCATTTATAATCTAACATTATATCTTCTATTTCAAAACGTCTATCTTTATTATTCTTGTTATCTGTACGAATAAGTTGGATATAGTCATCAAGTACAACGTCTGGTTTTTCTTTAGCTATTTCTTTCATAGCATCTGCAAGTGTTTTACAATCATCATGCATAATTAGATTCTTGTACTTTTCTCCTAGTTCCGTTTTGGCAAGAGATATTTCAGCAATCTCGTTATCAATATTTTTAGCTTTTCTAATTTTTTCATAACTAAACTTTTGATTTTCCATTACTAATATCTTCTTCATCATTTCAACGTTAGTCATCTCACGATTAAATAACATAACTTTAAAGCCTTGTTCTAGTAATCGCTTTACAACATTTATAACCATAGTAGTTTTACCATGTCCTGGTCTACCACCAAGTACAGTAATTTCACTACGAGTCATACCACCTGCTGCTTTATCAAGCTGCTCAATACCAAAAGGAATTAGATTACTACCTGTTTTAAGTGTTGATATAGTATCGTCAATTATATCTTTAGTATCTACTTTCTTGCTAGGTGCAACAGATTTTAGTTCTTCTATTTCTTTTTCATGTTCATGTAGTAATTCAATAACATCTTCTTTGCTATTTAAACTTAAGTTATATAATACTTGGGAACCTTTTATTACTCTACGTTGTATGTACTTATACCATACAATCTTAGAATAATGTTCAATGTTCGCAGTTGTAGGAACACCATCAGCCAACCCTGTTAGATAGTATGTAGTTAAGTTCTTATCTATTTTACTATCTTTCATAGCATTATATACAGTTACTGTATCAATCGCTACATTGTTTCTATATAGTTCTACAAAAGTATTCCATACGTTCTGGTGTTTCTCAGAATAAAATGCCTTTGCATTTCTGATAATACCTTTAGACTTTTCAAATACTTCATTACCTTCAAGTAATATAGAACCTAATACCGCAATCTCAGCTTGTTCAGCTTTCGGCATTTCTAATATATCGTTCACGTCTTTCAGTTTATCCATTAATCCTCCATTTCAAATAAACTTAGTTGTTGTTTCTTTGGTATATAGTTTGTTATAACTAATTCAATCTTCTTTTCATCGCTATGTAGTTGTCCAGCGTACTTTATAGGTATCTCCTGTATGTTATAGTGCCTATACGTGTTCCAGGTAATTGGTCTGTTATCATAACTAACCATAAACTTTCCCCCTGTTTTATCAATATCATCACACATAGTCTTTAAATCACCATGGTCTTCATCTTTAAATGAATGAATATAGTAATCGCTTCTATCAGTAGCCGCTACATATGGTGGGTCAAGATACCACATATCGTTTTCATCTGGTTTGTATTTGTCAAATAACTTTCTAAAATCCATACACTCTATATAAGTGTCTTGTAATTTTAATCTACTAGCTTCTAAGTCATCAAGTATACCATCATTCCATCTAGCGTCTTTACTTAATGGTAGAAAAGGGTTTTTATTAAACGCCGTTTTCAATACGAAAAAGTACATTGCCGCTCTTTTTACATCAGGTATATCAAAAGATTTATTTTCGTGTATATGTTTTCTAAAGTTTTCGTGAAGAGTTCTTGATAACAATATATGTTTAGCATATCGTTTAAACTCATTGAAGTCCTCCGCTACCGAAATATACAAATTTATTACATCATTATGCAAATCATTTAATATATTTATTTTGGCTTTGTCTTTTCTAAAGAACATACTTCCCCCGCCAAAGAATACTTCTACATATCTTGTATGTCTATGAAGCATTGGTACTAACTTTCTAGATAATATATATTTCCCTCCATAATAAGGAAAGATAGTAGGGCAATTATCTTTCATTTTGTTTCCATTCTTCAATCCATTCTTTAACAATGGTTATTTCTTCATTAAACTCCCCTTGCATCATTATTTCATCAAGAGTTCCGTCTTCATCTAGATATTGTTCTACTTTGTATATTCCAGTTAGCCAGAACCATTCAATAGATTGTGCTTCTTCAAGTTTATTGTCTAAGAACTTAACTAGTTCTGTACTACCAGCACCAAATAGTTGTACTCTCTTTTTTGTTTTAAGTGTCTCACTCATTGTTTACCCCATGTAGTTCTTCCCACATATTTCTATATGATTTACTACTTTCCACACCTACTGGTAAACAAAAAGCACATAATCCATCTTTCTTTAACTCTTTTCTACGTTCATTGCTCATACCAATATGTAAAGCACCAGGACCATTACCTTCATCATCCATTCCTACAAAGAATACATCGCCTTTATCTGTAGTAAATACTAAACCAGTACCTTCATCTGGATAATCTTCATCCCATTCTTGCCACCATACGTTTTCAATAGTTCTACCCATAAGTAATTTCTGTGCTGAATCGTACCACATTTTAGTTCTATTGTATTTTTCTTTTAATGTTTCTTTCATTCAAATGCCTCCCTAGCTTGTTCATATACATCACTTGTCATATTGTCCATAGCATAATCTGCTTGTTTATCAGCCCAACCATCTAGTTCTGCTTGTGTAGAGCTTTCTAACAATACCATTTCTTTTTCAAACTTTTCACGCATAGCATCTGTATCGTAATGCGTTACTCCAGTTTCTTCATCTGTACTACTATATACAGGTATACTTATAAATTTCATCATATTATTTGTCCCTCTTACTTCTAACACTTGATACGTTATTATAATACATAAAGTCGTATCCAAGTTCATTCAACTTTTTAATTAATTTATCTATCTCTCTTTGAATCTTTAATATCTCGTTCACTTTGCTCACCTCTTTCTTTAATTTTATCATCAACTTTTTTCATCTTTTGATAAATTTTTTGATATTTATTAGTATGGAAGATTATATTATTTTTATTCAAATGTTTTTCGTGTTCAATACTCCAAGTAGTATCTTGCACAGGAGTGTCTACATTGTCTTCAAAGTCTTCTGCTTCTCTTAACCTATAGTTATCCATACGTTCTATTTCTTTTTTCTTGAAATATCCCATTACATTCTACTCCCATCCATAATCTTATCATATTTATCTTTATTACCTCCGCATTCTTCAGCAATTTTTTCTTGCCATTCGTGGTAATACATTGGAGACACTTCGTCATTGCAACAATTACACCAGTAATTAGTATAATCATCTGGGTGTGTAATCATACCAGTGTTCATATTAACCCATGCTTTTTCATCTACTTCTTCTGTACCACAATAATCGCATACCCACATTTCGTCTAAATCTTTACCTTTTGCTTCTTCAATTATCATATAACTTTTACTCATTTATTTCTCCATCTAAAACTCTATATTTATTAATCCATTGCTCGTTGTATTTTTCTACAACTGAAACTCCACAAAATATCCACCAAGCTCTACCGAATTTTTTATAGAATTCTTCACGTTCTGCAATATGTTCTTTGCTCCAAACGTCAATTGACTTAAAATTCTTAAGTCTTTCTTCAAAATTTTCTTTAATTATAAAGTCATCAGAAGATTCTTTTCTATCTTCCCATGCTTTTTCTCTATTAGTTAATTTCATGTTTCCTCCAATTATCAGCAAGAGAATAGACTTTGTAGAGAGGGTCGTGCTACACTTCTATACGACTTCGGTTAACGTAGCCAGTCTCTATCAAGAGGTCTATATCTCAGGGACCTTATGCATTTTAGGAACCTACGCTCTTGCCAATCTTGTTACTGTAGGATATATCTGATTCTCCATTAGATGTACAGACTCTCTATCTCTATGTGCAACGTGTGTTGCGATATAGGTACAAGCATTTAGTAAATCCCAATATGTATTCATATTATTGTTTACGCAATATCTTGTGAAGTCTTCCATATATTGTGTTGGAATAATCTTAGATATATCTATCATGTGTTTCTTTTGAAGCTTAGTACTTGTTAGTCTAGGAAATTCCTGTTCAAACAATTGAACTAACATAGTTACTGTATCAGTTATTGTCTTATCAATATCTACAATACCAGTATTGTTGTTCTTATGTACTGCTTTTTTCTTAGTCAAAACATTACCAATTGTCAAACCATTCAAACAAACAAGTCTGAATGCACCACCCATTACGTTAACTGATGTTGTACCATCATAACTATTTGCAACGATTAATTGTGGATTTATCAAGTCGCCTTTATCAACTTTGACTTCAGTATTAGGGAAATTCCATTTCCAAATAGAACGTTGTCCACCAGAAAATGTTCTTGCTTCAGCTAGTTCAACTCCGTTTCCTTTTAATACTTTTTGTACTTTATCAACAACAGTCTTGTTGTCAACTACTTTATATTCATCAGTCATACAAGATAGTACATCTCCTGTATCTTCTCTTACGATGAACTTGTACCCTGTTTCAGCCATCAAAGTTCTCTTCTTACCTTCAGCTTTCATAAAGGTTGCTGGAACTTCTTTAACTGGAAAGAGTGTTTCCTCCATTGCTACTATAGACATTTTTATATTCTCCTCGCTCAACTTTTGTTTTCTTTGGTGTTCTACCAAACTTTTTAATCTCATTTTCTAATAGTTTAGATTCATTTTCATGTTCAGATATTATCATCTGTTGAAGATATGCAAACCCTTTACCGCTATATGCATGCTCATCCATCTCATACTTACCGAGTACTCTTTCTACAGTATCGTTAGGTATTTTGGATATTGCTTGCAGAAAGTAAAAGGTTTTTTGATTACTACTATCAGAAACTATCTGTGTACGAATTATTTTTATTATTCGTTTTAATCTTTTTCGGCACAACGTTTTTCCTCTTGCCTCTAAAAGAGAAATGATACGCTTTATTGGATTGTATTTTCTTCCGTTCTCGTGTCCACACGCTTCGCATTTCATAACTCCTCCACTAATGTTTTAGCAGACCAAGTGTGTCTTCCTTTATAGTAAGACTCGTTTTCTTGATGCCATCTATCATTTGGT